GTCCCTTATACTCATCATATAAAAATGAATGACCTTGACTTAGAAGTAATTTTTTTAGCGTTAGATAGACCAGAAGATGTAAAGAAACTTCTTTCTCTGGAACTAACTGGGATATGGGTCAACGAAGCTAGAGAGATTCCGAAGAGTATTATTGATGCGTGTACTATGCGTGTTGGTCGATTCCCAAGTATGAGAGAGGGGGGGTCAAGTTGGTCAGGTGTTATTTGTGACACTAACGCACCAGAGGAAGACCATTGGTGGGCTATCATGTCAGGAGAAGTTCCGATACCAGACCATATTCCCAGAGAGCAAGCGACTATGCTAATCAAACCTGACAACTGGAAGTTCTATACTCAGCCTCCAGCTATGAAAGAAAACTTAGGTGAAAAGGGTGAAGTGTTATCTTATTCCCCCACACCTAAAGCAGAGAACAGTAAGAACATCCTACAAAGCTACTATCCAAATATTGTTAATGGTAAAACCAAAAGCTGGATAGATGTGTATGTAATGAATAGGTTGGGAATGATTCAGGAAGGCAAACCAGTCTATCCTGATTTTGTAAGTGACACACACCTTGCGGAAGAGGAAATCCCAGTTGCTGTTGGCGTTCCTCTTTATATTGGTATTGACTTTGGGCTTACTCCGTCTGCTGTGTTTGCACAGAAGGTTCGAGGTCGTTGGTTAGTTCAGTCAGAGATTGTTGCTATTGATATGGGGATTGTTCGCTTTGCTGAACTACTTAGACAAGAAATAGCTACTCGGTTTAATAGTCTTGATGTTTATATCTATGGCGACCCAGCTGGAGATTTCAGAGCGCAAACAGATGAGTCAACTCCATTTCAAATTCTAAGAGGTGCTGGTTTAAAAGCAACGCCAGCTCCAAGCAACAGCATAGATTTAAGATTAGAGTCTGTGTCTTCTCAACTAAATAAAATGGTAGATGGTAAGTCTGGATTTCTGTTAGATAGACGTTGCCCTCAACTTATAAAAGGTTTTCAAGGTGGCTACTGCTACAGAAGAATGCAAGTGTCAGGAGAAAGATTTGAGGATAAACCTGAGAAAAATATGTATTCTCACATACATGATGCCCTTCAATACTTAATGTTAGGTGCTGGAGAAGGCAGAAGTTTGATGTCTGGACAGAAACCTATGCAAGCTTTCAATGCAAGAAAAGGCTTTGATTTATTTAAAAGACCTAGTATAGCTAGAAAGAAGAACTTTTTTGGAATGGATATACGGAGGTAAGTATGTGCTTTGGTGGTGGTAGTAGCCGACCCCCTGAACCTAAAGAAGAGGTGAAGGAAGAAACAAAGGCTGCTAAAGAAGAAGAAGAAGAAAAGAAAATTCTCAATAGACAAAAAGCTCTTGAAGAAGAGGTAGAAACAACAAGCCCAGTTAAAACAAGTCTTTTTTATGATACTGGTGGTACAGTCTTTAGAAGAAAAGTTGGTAGAGGTTCTTTGTTTACAAGTAGTCCAGGTGGTTCTGGTTTTCTTTCAAGAGGTGTGCAACAAACACAAACTGGTTTAAGAAAGTATTGATATGCACATTGGTATGCCAACAGAGCCAAAAGAATTAGCCAAATACTATAAAGAAAAATTTGAAAAAGCTAAAGCTGTACGTCAACACTTTGAAGATGTGTTTGATGATTGTTATGAATATACAATGCCAATGCGAGAAACTTTTAAGTCTAAGACTATAGGCGAAAGAAGAGATGAAAAAATATTTGATGAGACTGCTGTTGTTGGTGTACAAGAGTTTGCATCAAGGCTACAGCAAGGACTTGTTCCTAACTTTGCTCGTTGGGCTGATTTTGCTGCTGGCTCTGAGATACCAGTTGATGAACGTGATGAGATAAATAATGACCTTGAACTTATAACTGAATATGTTTTTGAGGTATTGCAAAATTCAAACTTCTCACAAGAGGTTCATGAATCCTTTATGGACTTGGCTGTGGGTACTGGCATTCTTCATGTTAGTGAAGGTGATGCTATTAATCCAATTACTTTTTCTGCTATTCCTTTACCTCATGTAGTTCTTGATGTTGGACCGAATGATAACATAGACCATGTTTATAGAGAGAGGTCAGTTAGATATTCTGATTTGCATATTTTATTTCCAGAGCAAGAACTTTCTCAAGAGTTGAGTAATTCAATTATGTCAAGACCTGATGAAAAAACAAAACTTCTTGAGGTAGTTTGTAAAGATTATTCTAAAATAAATGAAGATGCTTTTATATATATTTGTATTGAGCTACCAACTTTAACAGTATTAAAGCAAGAATCATTAGTTGGTACTGGTAGCAATCCTTATATATGTTTTAGATGGAATACATGTGCTGGTGAAGTTTATGGGCGAGGTCCAATATTTAACTGTTTGAGTGCAGTTAAAACTACTAACCTAACAGTAGAATCTATTTTAAATAATGCAGCAATGGCTATATCTGGCATTTATCAAATGGATGATGATGGAGTTATTAATCCAGATACAATTAACTTAGTTCCGGGAACAGTTATTCCTAAAGCTCCTAATTCTCAAGGACTTCAACCAATTAAACAAGCTGGAGATTTAAACTTTACAAACTTTGTATTAAGTGACATGAGGCAAAATATAAAAAGAGCTTTGTATAATGATATGCTTGGTAATCCAGATAAAACACCAGCTAGTGCAACAGAAGTAGCAGAACGAATGGCTGATTTGAGTAGACGTATGGGGTCAGCATTTGGAAGATTGCAAGCAGAAATGGTACAGCCAGTATTACAAAGAGTTGTTTATATCTTAAAGAAACAAGGAAGAATAGAAATTCCAACTTTAAATGGTCGTCAGATAAAAGTAAAATCTGTATCGCCACTTGCACAAGCACAATCAAATCAAGATATTTCAGCTATAGCTAGATGGTTAGAATTAGTTGGTGGTTCATTTGGTCCTGAAACAGTTAATCTTTTGGTTAATACAGAAGCAACTGCAGCCCATCTTGCTAGAAAGTTTGGTGTACCAGATACATTAATTAGAGATTTAGAAGAACGTAAGATGTTAGTGCAGACAGCACAACAACTTGCTCAACAACAAATGATGCAACAGCAACAACAACCTATGGAAGCAATGCCAAATGAACAAGCAGCTGAGTAATGACAAGGTAGTAACAAGTTCTTTTGATGGATTTCCAAGACACAAAACAGCAGAAGAAACAATAAGTTTAAATATGCACGCATTGTTTAACAGCCCTACTGGGAAAGAAGTATTAAGATATTTAAGAAGTATTACTATAGAAGCGGTACATGGTTCGGCTGTAACAGATGAAGTTCTTAGACACGCAGAAGGGTCTAGGTATATCGTTGGCATCATAGAACGCAGAGTTGTTCATGGTGATAAAGTAGCAAGAGAGGAGTAAATTATGAGTGAAGAACAAACCGAAACACAATCAACAACAGTTGCAGAACAAGTAGAAAGTAATAATACCCCTACAACCTCTACAACTCCTACAAGTGAACAGCCAGTTCAAGAAGAACAAACTGTAGATTCTATGGGGGAAAGACCCTCTTGGTTGCCAGAAAAATTTAAATCAGCAGAAGATATGGCAACCTCTTATTCTCAACTTGAAGGTAAGTTAAGTCAGAAAGAAGAAGATATAAAATCAGAAGTAATGAAACAACTTGAAGCAGATGCTTATGCTGACAGACCAGAAAAGAAAGGTGATTACATTTTGCCAGAAGGTATTGATGATGAGTTAGCAAAAAGTAATGAGTTGCTAGAATGGTGGGCTGACCAATCATTTGAAAATGGTTATAGCCAAGAAGAGTTTGCTCAAGGCATTGAGATGTATAAGAAAGCTATGAATATAGGCACTACTGACCCACAAGCTGAAATGAAAAGTCTTGGGGATAATGCTATAGAAAGAGTCCAAGCTGTAGAGTTATGGTCAAATAAATTCTTTTCACCAGAACAACATAATGAGATTGCTGGTTTATGTGCAACATCTGAAGGTGTTAAAGCTATGGAAACTGTAATGAATGCTTTAAAAAGTTCTACTTCTATTGGTGATGCTGCTCCTACTGGGCTTGCTAATGAAGATGGTTTAAGGGAAATGATGAAGGATGAAAGATACTGGAATATGGCAAAGCGTGACCCAAACTATGTTCGTCAAGTAGAAGAAGGATTCCAAAAGCTTTATAATAAATGACCTACATTAAAAAAGGAGAGTTTGAGTTTAGACCATGCAAACTTTCTGATGTTGATGTACTTGTTAATAATCTAAGAATATCAGATATAAGAGAGTGTGCTTTGGTTGGAGCATCTCCTGAGATGGCTTTAGCTGTTCCGTTTATGGAAGATGGAGCAACTGGATTTACTGTAACGCATAAAGATATTCCTATTGGAATGTGTGGGGTTACTCCTTTAGATGAAGGGATGCACACAGGTCGTATATGGTTTCTTGGTACAGATATGATTGATGAACATTGGTTATTTATTTATAAACATAGCAAATTAATCTTATCTTTTCTTAAAATAGACTATGATTTTGTAGAAAACTTTGTACCTCAAGACCAAATTAAAACTATAAAATGGCTTGAATCAATAGGATTTCATCAAGATGATAGGATATATTTCTTTGATTCTATCCCCTTTGTTAAACTTTTCTATTGCAATTTAGTTAATTTTGAGCAAAGAATGAGTAAGTCAAGACCCACTATGCACTAAGCGACCCTTTGGGATAATCGTGTTGAGGTGTTGAACGGACAATCAGCGACGTAATTGAAACTTAATATAAGGAGCTGAATAATGGCAAACACTATTGATACTGCCTTTATTAAACAGTTCGAGTCTGATGTTCACATGGCATATCAGCGTATGGGTTCTAAACTAAGGAATACTGTTCGTATGGTCGGCAATGTGGCTGGAAGCGTAGTACGTTTTCAAAAGATTGGGACTGGTAGTGCATCTACAAAGTCGAGAAATGGTATGGTTACACCAATGGAACTTGCACATACAACTGTGGAAGCAACCATGAGTGACTACTATGCTGCTGAATATATCGACAAGTTAGATGAACTCAAAACTAACATTGACGAAAGACAAGCTGTAGCTCAATCGGCTGCTGCTGCTCTTGGTCGAAAAACTGACGAAATCCTCTACACAGCTATGGATTCTGGTGCTAACTCAACTCAAATACATGATACTGGTTCTGCTCTTGCAAAAGCAGATTTGCTTTCATTGTTTGAAACTATGGGTACTGCTAACATTCCAGAAGATGGTGGAAGATATCTTGCTATGCACCCAAAGGGATTTGCAGACTTATTCTTAATTACTGAGTTTGCATCATCTGACTTTGTTGGTGAGCAGAATCTACCATTCGCTGGCGGTATGACAATGAAGAGCTTTTTGGGCTTTAACATATTCTCCACTTCAGCAATTACTGCTGGAAAGAATATGGCTTATCATACTTCATCTGTAGGGTTAGGAGTCAACTCTGATGTATCAACGGAAATAAATTATGTTCCTGAGAAAGCATCACATCTTGCAACATCTATGATGTCAATGGGTGCTGTTGTTATTGATGACAATGGTATCTATGAAGTCTTAGATAACAATTAATAGGAGGTATTGAAATGGCTTATAGTGCTAGTGGATTATCTCGATTAGCTGGTTCATCTAATTTTAACTTGTGGAGTTATGTAACTACAGATGCTATCGCTGCTGTAAACTCTGCTGGTTATTTTAATGATGCAGCAAATATGTTAGCTGTTCGAGATGTTATTATTGTTGCTGACACAAACGTTCCTACGACTAATTTTGTAACTGTTTTGTCAAATACTGGTTCTGTAGTAGATGTATCTGATGGTACAGCTATTGCTGAAACAGATGGCGACTAAATTAATTAGGGAGAGGGGAGGAAACTCCCCTCACTTATTATGGCAGTAACAAGCACAAAATCAGATTCAGCAATAGATATATGTAATAGAGGTTTAATCTTTATTGGAGCAGAACCTATTACATCTTTTGATGACGGAACAACTGAGGCTTCTGTAGCTGCAAATGTTTATGAAGATGTGGTTCAATCTTCTCTTTGTAATGCTCGGTGGAGGTTTGCAACTAATCAGCAAACATTAAATAGATTAACTGATGCTCCAACAGCTAGGTATGATTTAGCATATCAGCAACCAAACGACACATTAATAATTCATGCAATAACTGTAAATGATAATCCAATAGAGTATCAGATATATGGAGATATGATTTACGCAGATACAACTACAACAGATACAGTTGTAGCTGATTATACATTTAGACAAACAGAAGAATTTTTTCCAAGTTATTTTATTATGGCAGTAGCTTATGGTCTTGCTCAAGTGTTTGCTACATCAATAGCAAGAGATGGCTCTCTTACACAAACAATGGCAACTCTTGCTGATAGGGCTATGTTAAAAGCAAGAAGCGTAGATTCACAACAACAAACAACAAGAAAATTATTAACTGGAAGGTTTGTTCAAAATAGGAGATAGGCATGAGAAAGTTGAGAGTTCCTTTACCAAATTTCCAGTTTGGTGAAATAAGTCCTTCTCTAATTTCAAGAACAGACTCAAAAGTATATTCCAACTCAGCACAAAAAGTAGAAAACTTTTTCTTAAGAGCAGAAGGTGGAGTAATTAAAAGGTCTGGTCTTAGTAATATTTATGAGTTTGATACTACAGTTGAGAAAGCAAGCTTTACTATTACAGTATCAGATTATGCAAATATTCCAGTTGGCACTCAAATTACATTTAAAAAAAGTGATGGCACTATTATTACAGTTGAGTTTGAAACTGCTGGTGGTAGTAGTCCAAGTGCATCTGTTGGCAATAAACATTTTGTTAGGTCAAACGAAGGTAACGATACTGTAGCCGATAATTTATATACTGCTATTAATGCTATATCTGGATTTACTGTAGCCAATCCTTCGGCTGCTGTGGTTACAGTTGAAAGAGATGACGTATTCTCAGGGAAGAATGTTGAGGTTACTACTACAGACACAACACGATTAGCAGTTACTAACTTCTCTACCACCTCTGTCCAGCAACATAGAATAGTTCCTTTTATATTTTCAGATGATGAAAGATATGTAATATCTCTTGAGCATTTAAAAGTAAGAGTTTTTAGAGTTGATACATCTTATAATGTGACACTAGCGACAACGCTAACTCAAGACTCTAGTAGTGCTGCTTTACCATTTACAAATGAAAATATACACCAATTAACTTATGCTCAATCTGGCGATACAATGTTTATTGCTCATAGTACCTTTATGGTAAGAAAACTTGTGAGGACTGGGCTTACTTCTTTTGCTGTTGAGACATATACGTTTGACCAGAACTCGGCAGATACAATAGTACACCAACCATATTTTAGTTTTCAAACTCCAGGAGTTACATTAAACCCTGATAAAACAAGTGGAACTGGTGCAGTATTTACTACAAGTTCAGCTTATTTTGATACTACTGGAGATATAGATAGTGGTAATTATCCTAACTCTAAACATATTGGTATTAATTTTAGATATAATCAATCTGAATTTATAATTACATCTGTTCAATCTGCAACACAAGCTACTGGTAATATTTTTGGCACGCTTAAAAGAAGATTAAAAGTAGACTCATTCAGAACTAATGAAGGAGTTGCAACTGTAAGAGTTACGCTTGTTAAACATGGATTAGCTGCAAGTGATGCTTTTACTATAGCAGATGCTTCTGGGGTTGGAGGAATTGCAAGGTCAAATCTTAATGGTGCTAGAACTGTAGCAGAAGTTATAGATGATAATACATTTACATTTACTGCTGCAGCAAATGCTACCAGTGCTACTGCTGGAGGTGGTACACCTACTCTTGAAACTCATGCAGCAGTTACAGAATGGTCTGAACAATCTTATTCAGCATTAAGAGGATATCCGTCAGCAGTCGCTTTTCATCAAAATAGATTGTGGTATGGAGGAACTTCAGGACAGCCTGATGGATTATGGGCTAGTAAAACAGCTACATATTTTAACTTTGATGTTGATGAAGGTGAGGATAATGATGCTATTGATTTGACTGCAAGCATTGGTGAGATAAATACTATTCGTCATATTATATCAAATAAAGATTTGCATGTATTTACAGCAACAGATGAATTTATTGTTCCAGCATTAGAGGGTGCTGTTACTACACCTACTAATGCTTCTATAGAAAGACAAACATCTTTTGGTTCTTCTTTTCTTAGACCTTATATATATGATGGAGCTACAGTATTTGTAGATTCTTCTGGTGCTATGGTAAGAGAATTTATATTTGCTGATGCTGTGAAAGGTTATACCGGTCAACCTATCTCAACTCTATCAAGTCATTTAATTAACACTCCTATCCAAATGGCTATGCTATCTGGTGCTATTGGTAGAGCAGAAAACTATTTGTTTATTGTTGATGCTGATGGAACTCTTGCTGTGTTTAATTCTAATAGGATTGAACAAAGAGCTGGCTGGACTCAGTTTACTTCACAAGGAAGTTTCCATTCATGTTGTGTTATTGATACTCATGTGTATGCTGTAATAAAAGTGGACAAAGGTGATGGCACTAACAAATATTTTCTTTCTGAATTTAGCAATGTCTTTAATACTGATTTGGCTAAAACTTATTATGGTTCTAGTGGAGTCTTCAGCGTTAGCTCAGATTTCGCAAATGGAGCTGTGGTTGATGTGGTCAATGGTACTTTTTATCTTGGTCAATTTACTGTGTCTGGTGGTAACGTGGATGTTTCGTCAGTAGATGCAAGCTTACTATCAGCTGAGATAGGTCTCAAGTTTGATGTTACTCTTAAAACAAATCCAATAGATGCTCAAGTTGCAGATGGACCTCTTACTGGAGAGCCAAGAACAGTCCAACGAGTAGTGCTAGATTTAAATAATACATTGTCTGTTTCAGTTAATAATACTAATTTAATTATACGTCAGGTTACAGATGATATGAGCCAACCAAGAAACGCAGTAACTGGTAAAAAAGAATTTAGATTATTAGGATTTGGTAAAGACCCACAAATAACTATTAGTCAAAACGCACCATTACCATTACAAGTTAATTCAATAGTAGCGGAGGTAGCGTTTTAATGATTCAATTTTTATTACAAGCAGCACAAATAGTAGGACCAATTCTTACAGTAGCTTCTTCTATACAAGCTGGAGATGCTGCAAGGCAACAAGCTGAGTCAAGAGCAAGAGAAGCAGAAGAAGATAGAAAAAGAAATGCTATTAAGTTTGCCCAGATGCACAATGATAGAATTGATGATTACTTTTCAGATAGAGCAGTCAATCAGGCACAGTTATTTGGTGGGTTAGGTCGTGACCCAACTGATAGAAGCCTTCGAGCATTCCAAACAAAACAAGAAGCAACAGTTTCAAAAGATGTTACACGAATGGATAGGCAAGCATTATTTACAGATGATAAATACAGAAGACAAGCAGACCAATTTAGAATAGAAGGTAGAGCAAAACAAAGAGCCTACTACTTAAAAGCAGTAAGTTCTGGAATCCAATCTTTCTACAACATGAATAAGACAAGTGTATAATGGCTAGAATTAATTTAAGACAACAAAAACTTTCATTTAGAAATCAACCTATTGGTTTAATCCAAAGGTCTAATGCTGTGGAACAATCCTTAGCAAGCACAGCTAATGAAGTAAATAAACTTAATAAGATTGTATTTGATGAGTTAGCCCAACAAGCAAAAGAAACTGGAGAAGAAAGAGCTAGAAGTATGCCAATAAAAGAGTTTACAACTCTTGGTGCAGACGGAAAGTTTAAAGCATATTCTACAGAAGAATTTACTAAAATGGGTTCTATAGGTCAGAAAGCTTTTGAGCAACTTGCTGAGAAACGATATATGCAAAGTGTTCAAAATGATATGAAGCTTAGAGCTAAAGAGCTTCGAGTTAAATATGAAAATGTTAATGGTGGCGACCAAGCATTTAATGCAGCTATGTCTGACTATGTAGATAAGATTCGTGATAATAGTCCAGAAGAATTTAAAGAAATAGTTTATGAGTCTGGTGTTGATATTACTCGTGACCATACAGCTGACCTTACTCGCATTGGTATTAGAGTAGCACAAGCTAGAAATGAAAATATGATTAATGAAGATGTTGCTGAGTATATATTTAATTTAAATAATGCTATTGAAATGGGTAGCTCTGATATGATAGCTGCAACATTAAATCAAATGGACACTATTATAGCTAGTGCAGAACTTCATGAACAAACGTCAGCAGAAGCAAGTGCAAAGAATTATGCTGAAAGTGTAAGAAGAAAAATAAAATCTGTAGGAACAAAAGCTAAATTATCTGAATTATATAACAGACCTTTAAGCAAAGAAGAAATACCAGCACTTCATTTATATCTATCAACTGGTGTTGTTGACCCAGTTCTTAGTGCTAATACAGATTTATTTGCTGATGCTAAAGGAGTTAGGCGTAATTCTGAATTTTATAATCAAGACTTTATTGAAAAGTTTTCAAAACAATTAGCTATTTCAAAAAACTCTATAGTATCTGCAACAGATTCTGGTGCTTCTAAAACTAAGAAAACAGAAAAAGATACTGTAATGCTTGCAATAGATAAGATAAATGATGAGTATAAAATACATCCAAGTTCTTCTATAGAAGCTTATGAAGAACATCTTAATAAAATAATAAAAATAGCACAAGAAGCTGGTTCAGATATTGTTTCAGAATATTCTGTAAGAAACACCTATGTAGCACAGCTAAAAGAAACACGAAGAATAAAGCTTCAAGAAGAAATAACATCTATAAAAGACCTTGATAGCAGACACCTTGCTGCAATATCTTTATATTTACAAACTGGAGATTTAACAAAACTAAATAATGTATCTAAATTTGGTTCATCTGAAACTACAGATTCCATAGCACCAGCAATAAAATCAAGAATAATTGAGATAAAAAAAGAACTAGATGATAGAAGATATTTTGATGCAGATGCAGTAACTGCAATTACTGAAACTATTAATAAAATAAAAAGAGGTGCTCAACAAGAAGAACAGATTATTTACGCAGCATTTGAAAAATTAAAGAAAGGAGCTATTGACAAAGCTCAGTTAGAAAATGCACTAAGTCTATTAACAGAAAGGTCTTCTGTATTATTTCAAATAGAAAGAATCTCTAAAGATACAGATGTAAATGAAGACAATATAAACTTCATGATTGAAAAAAGAGATGCCTTTTTGGAAAAAGTTAGCAAGAGTGTTCTTGGGGAAGGAAGTAAAGTTTCGCCTACTTTTCTTAATCAAACAGAAACTGTAATTGACTTAGCAATTACTAAAGCTGTTCAAAATGTAATGTTTGAAAAAATAAGAAAAGATGTAGAAGAAAATGTCTCACCATTAATTTTTGAAAATAATGAGTTTATAGTTAATCCTGATGCAAGAAAAAAAATTAGTAACTATATTAAGTTTTTTAGAAATAACCAAGACGAATCTGCAACAATTCCTGATGAAATAAAAAAGTTTAGAAAAGATGTTTTAGATGATGAAAGATTTTTTTCACCAGATAGTGATGACTCTCTTATTGCACAACTTGGTAAATTACAAACTGAATTAAATGCTAATGCTACAGCCCAAAAAGCAAATGCAGATGCAAAAAATCTTTTGCTTGAAATTAACAATAGAACTGTACAGTCTAGTGCGAAAACATCTGAAGCAACTAATGATGCTCTTTTTGCTATTCTTAAACAAAAACATCCTAATCTTGTTGTAAACAAAAATGAAAATGGTCAACCTGTTAATGCTAATCAAAACTTAGAAAATTTTTTACTAAGCAAAACTTCTTTAGAAGGAGGTGTGTTGTCAAACACAATGTATAAGTTTATAGCAGATGGTTACTTGCCAGATTCATTTGTAAGAATAGTAAACAAAGCTTCCAGTTTAAACAATGAACAAATGGGTGTGTTAATAACTCATGTTCAAAGATTGCAGCATGGTAGGATTCCTGGCACTAATTTTAAAGGAAGTGCTTTCGGATTTAGAGGAGCAAGAATAGAAGGTGGCGACCATAAGTTTAAGGAAATAAATGATACTATTAATAAGCTTTTAGCTGTAGCACACATTTCTAAACTTACTGGTAATGTAAGAGAAACAGAACTTGTTAGTAATGACTTTAATCCTTCA